CACGCGTGATGAGCGCGGTCAAAGTAGGTCTGTCAAACGGCATTCGCTGCCTCTCCTTCCCAGACGTGGGAAAATCGATACGTGGCCTCGTCGCCGGTTGGCCTGGTGATTACGACGACCATGCTCAACACGTGGCCGTCGATGAGCACCTGCACATCTATGGCACTGGCCACGCGATCCTCGATGAGCCACGCCAGCGCCTCCTCTGCGAACGACTTCGCGCGCGCCGCGGTGTCCGAGAGGATCTTGCCCCGGTCGAGAAGCCACAGCCGCGAGCCGAAGAGGTCGCCCTCGATGGCCGCGAACTCGTCCGCCCACCATCCGCGCCGGTCGTCGTCCTCGCCCGGCAGAACGTCCGCCTCGTCGGCGCGCCGGTCGGTGAATAGCGAGAGCAGTACGGCCGTGCGCAGACCTTCGTCGCTCGCGAGGTCGTCGTCTTCCAGGTATAGATCGGCGCCGCCGGCGTCGAGATCCCATTGCAGTGCGATGTCACCCATTACTCAGCCTTGACCTTCTGCGCAGCCGCCGGAAATCCGGCAGCATCCAGCGCGGATAGGATCGATTCCTGGAGCTTTGCACCGCCATCCTGGGCAAGAAACTCAGCTCCATTGATCGCGTCATATACAGCCTGCAGGTCGCTCTTGAGGGCAACAGGATCAGAGGCGCTGGCGCTACCAATGCGCACCTCTCCGCCATTACCCGGCACGATCTCGATATCGCCGCCGTCCTTGAGGAACACCGTGGCGCCGTCCTTGTGGTAGATGGCCACCTCGCCGGGCTGGCCGTCTCGCGGGCGGTGTCTTCGATCATCCACGGCCACGACAAGCGGGTGCCCGCGGTCGCCACCGGGGAAGACCACGACGGCCTCCGCGCCGGGCAGGGGAACGCTGGTGAAGCCATATTCCTGGAAGCGCTCGCAGTCGTCGCGCACCTCACCTTCGAGCAGGCCGAGCTGCACGACCTGGAGCTTGCCGCCGTCGCTCACGACGTTGACCACGGCGCGCGCAATGGCGTTGGCGATGCGCGTCTTGAGTGGGCGCAACAGGTGTCGCAATTGCTGTAGTAGGTGGCGATCCATGGCGTCAATCCAGATTCTTCCACCAGTCGGTGGAGCCGCCCGCGCCCGTTGACTTGCGCACCACGGCGCGCGGCTCCGGCGTAAATGCATCAGGGCGCACGAGCCGCATAAGCGTTGTCTCGCCACCTTCGACAAGGGCGTATGTCGCTTGGCTGATGAGCATGTCGCCGTCAACACCGATAGCTTTAGCGCTCACGTTGGCGATGGCGTTGATCGGCCATAGCGCACCACTTGGCTGCTGCCAACCTTGCACGGCGATGTTGACGGTCTCCGACCTTGCCGCGCGAATGCGCGCTTCCCAGTCGGCCAGACGGCGCGCATCGGCCACCGTGACGCCGCTCTCGGGCCGCACCATGAGCACGCGATCGGTACGACGTACCTCCTCGTCGCGCGCATCCGACCGGATGCGTGTCGCTGCAGCAGATGCGGTATCGGTGCCGGCTGCTTGGGTCGAGACCACGTAGCGCGAAAAGCGCTCGGTGAAGTCGTACTCAACGGATGCGGAGAGAACGTTGTCGCCGAGCATCAGCGGCGCGGCGCGGCCAGTCCCCGAGCGTGTGAGCACGATGCCGCCGGCGCCGTCGCTCACCACGATTACGCCGGCAACCTGGGCAGCTCTCTCGATGGCCTGGAATGCGCTGTCACCCGGGTTGATGACGATCTTGTTCGGCCTGTCCGGCAGCGTGACGCCCGCCTGCAAGGACGTCTCGACGCCGAAGCGCCCGGCGATTTCGCTGGCCAGGGAGAGGATGTTGACGTTGCGAAACGTCCATGTATCGAGGATGGCCGAGCAGTCCACGAGCGCGGCCGCGCGGTCGCGCCCTGACACGGACATCGAACGGTTGCCGCCATCGAGCGACAAGCGCCGGCGATCGACGAATCCGTCGAGCACCACCTGGCCATCGATCTCGACGCGGCAAGCGTCCTCCTCCACGATCGCCCATGGCGCATCTTGCCCGCTCCAACGGTCGGTGGCCTCGAGCTCGAACGAGCCGGCGATCGACTCGATGGAGCGCGTGATGGTGACGCCCTTCCATCCGCCATACCGACGACCGTTGACGAGCAGCACGACGTCAGACATCGGTCAGCACCAGGAGCGAGCCGGACAGGAACCCGGGATGCTGCACGGCATTGCGGGCGATGATGTCCGCCTCCAGCTCGACGGTGCCATAAAGGCGGTAGCTGAGCAGCAGCGACGGAGTGCTCGTGCGCTGCTCGTGCGTCACCTGGCGAGCAAGGACGGCATCACCTGGGACGGCGCGCAGCACGGCCGCACGAAGCTCCACGAGCGCCGGGTAGGACGTATCGCCGGCGGTGGTCGCCTGCTCCTCGAGCCGGTCAGCCACGGCAGTGCGGTCCGCGATGGCGTCATCGAGCGTCTCATGGCTCACGCTGACCAGCGCGCGCGCAGCCTCAATCACCAGCAGCCGGCGCAGAGCAGCGGACAGCGCGGCCTGATTGTCGCGCTCGAGCGCGCGGGTGTCCGAGTCGCCCGTGACAAGCTCTGGGGCATCGGTGTCGTAGGCGTCGAGCAGCGCCTGCACAAACCTGCGCGGGCTCTCGGCGATCGTGTCCTCGAGATTTCCGAGAACACCGAGCAGGGCGGCCATGGTCTCGGCAGGATCTCTGACGATCGTGGTCGCGTCGCTCACGAGGCTCTGGATATCCACGTCCAGCCGGGCGAGCTCCTGCGTCGTAGCGGCTATTGGTGCCAGCGCTTCGTCGAGACCTGCAGCTACGCCGGCAAGATCGGCGGCCAAACTGGTGATGGCATAGATCGGCTGCCCGGTGGTGTCGAAGTCCTCTACGAGCTCGGCCTCGACGGCCGCCTGCGCTGCCGTTGCCGCCACATCAACGGCAGCGTCGAGATCCGGTGCCTCGATGGGGACCAATGGGATCGCCGGCGCCTCCGTGAACTCCAGCGAGAATCGAGCAAGCCCTCCCTCCTCGATGGATTCGCGCGTGGCCAGAGATGAGCAGACCGCCCGAACTGAGCCGTAGTAGGGGTGCACGAGCTCGCCAGGGCCGGACGTGTCCTCGAGCGCGGACAGCAGGGCGTTGCGCAGCGTGACGTAGCTGTCGCCCAGCACGTAACCCTCCATCTGGAAAGTACGAGCGCGCCGGCCCATGTCGTCGATGCTCGGGTCATCGCGAAGCGGAAACTCGTGCACGACCGTGCGCCGGCCACCTGAGCGCTCGGCCGACTCGACGAAGAAAGGCACACCGCGAAACGACGCGCCGATCAGGATGCGGCCGTCGCTGAACTGCACACGCCGAAGATCATCACGCCAGGTCATAGTCCTCCGAGCTGGTATCCGACCGCGAGATCGACGGATGCCGTATTTCTGCGATCGCTCTCCACCCGCGTTCCCCGCGGCGTATTGGCGAATTGCACGCTTACGGCGGCCGAGCTGGCGCTCGTGCCCGCGGCTGCAAGTCGCCCAAGCCGCTCGCCTCCGATCGCTGCGCCGGCTCCCGCGGTCACGTCAGGGCCAGCGTCTTCGTCATCGCCGCCGAAGAATGAGCCGATGGCGCCTCCCACGTCGCTCACCGCGCTGGACACCGTATCGATTGCTCCGGTCACGGTGTCGACCACGCCCACGATCTTGGCGACGATGTCCTCGATGATGCGCCACGCCGCCTCGAACACTTCGGTCACGCCAAGCCACAGCTCCGCGAAGAATCCTTTGATCGGCTCCCAGTGCTGGATCACGAGGCCAAGGGGGCTGAAGTTGAAAAAGGCGAACTTGAGCCAGTCGAGGAACGCGGCAAACGCCTCCGTAACCACCTCCCACATGGACACGAGGAACAGCTTCACCTTGTCCCAGTTGGTGATCAGGAGGTAGCCGGCAGCCACCAGGGCGAGTATGCCAACGATGATCCACCCGATAGGGGATGCGAACAGCGCAACACTGAACGCCTTTATGGTGAGAATAGCGGTCTTCATCGTAAAGAAGATGAGGAGAACCGCTTTCTTCAGTGCACCCAGGGCCAGGATGAGCTTTGCGAATATAATAAGTGCGGGACCTATTGCGGCGACAACAACGCCGATGGCCACAATCCATTTCTGAGTAGACCGCTCCAGCGACCCCCACCATGCGGCCAATGACTGGAGCTTCGATGCCAGGCTCTCCATGGCTGGCGCAAGGATGGTGCCGATGGATACGCCCATGCTCGTGAGCGCATTCTTCGTGCGCTGAACCGATGCCGCCATCGTTGCGTTTTGCTTGGCAAATGCGCCGTCAAGCTCGACCGTCTTGTCGCGCATGCCGTCCAGGGTATTCGCAAACGCGTCTCCCTGCGACCCAAGGGCGGAGAGGATTGCGTTGAGGCCCTCTGAGCCGACCTGCAAATCAAGCCACGCCGACTTGTTTCCCTTGATTACGGTGTCGATGCGGCGCAACGCATGAACAAGACCGCCAGACTTCTTGATAAGATCTGGAAGATCCGTAGCCCCTAGTTTGCGAAATACGGCGCGTGACTTGTCCGTTTCGCGCGTGAGCCCGTTCACGACGTTTTTGATACCAGTGAACGCTTCTGATGCCTTGAGACCCGGACCGGTAAGCGCCGCGGTCAGGGCCAGAAACTCGTCAAGCTCCGTGCCACTCGCGGCCACCAGTGCAGCCGTGCCGCCAAATCCCTGTGACAGCTCTGAGATGTTTGTTTTCCCCGCTTTCACTGTTCTAAAAACGAGGTCGTATACACGCTGCGCATCTTCGCCTTTTAGCTGAAAGGCGTTGATCGAACTTGTCGCAATGTCGACTGCCTCTGTTGTCGTGCCGAGCCCAGCAACGCCGAGTTGAGCGGAGCGCTCAAGATGTTGCATCTGGTCTGCTGCACCGATACCGGCCGATCGCAGGTTGTACAACGCGCCGGTCAGGTCGTTAATCTGCACCGGCGTGCGCTGCCCAATGGCCAGCACTTGCTTACTCATCTCGTCCAGACTCTCGGTGGACTCGTCGATCAACGTGGAGACGTTGGACATGCCCTTTTCGAAGTCGGCCAACATTACCGTGCTGGCAGCGCCTACCGCAAGAATTGGTACCGTCAAGCGGGTGCTGATGGTCTTGCCCGCCTTGGAGACGGTGTCACCAAACTTTCTGATGTTCTCCGTGGCCTTGCGCATCTCTGCCGTCGTCTTGTTGACGGCTCGGATGATAATTGACAGTGTGCTCTCTTTATCGGCCACGACGTTCCGCTATCCATTCGGCCTGTTCGAGCCAAAATACTATGTCGTCCGCCGTCATCTCCATCAGCTCCGACGGCGGAAAATGGAAGGTCGCTGCTAGGACTCCGAGGGCTCGGTCCCAGTCCCCTGGGAATTGGCGAAAAAATTCGCCACCACCCTCTCAACCTCGGCGAGATCTTCGCCCTCCAGCTCATCGATCACTTGCGTGGGCTGGCCCGTCAGATAGCCGGCCAGCTCCAGAATCATCGCGAACGGGCGATCGGTGGGCGTCTTGATGCGCCGCTTGTCCTTCGCCTTGCACGGCCGGACAACCAGTTCTTCAATGATCTGTAGGCCGAAGTGGATCCGGCTTTTCAGCTTGATGGTGACCGGCTCGCTCACGAGATTTCCTCCGCGCTTTCGGCTTCGAAGCGCACCGCGATGTTTCCCTCTTCGCTGTTCCCAGATCCCTCCCCGGCGAACCACGCGTCGCGCAGGGCGATGACCTTGCCGTTGGCGAGGGTCAGGGTGATGGTTGCGTCCGATGTCCTCACCAGAGTAGCCAGGTCGAGCTCCTGCCGGTCCGTGATCTCGCCCTCGATGAAGGCGACTTGCGGCGTTTCCTTGTAGCCGTGGATGCGGTCGGCGCCGGGAATCGCCTCGCGCATCGGAATGCCGAGGTTGTACGCGAAGTTGCCCTTCGCATCGTACACCTCGCCGTTGAGCTGGAGTTGGATGATTCCGCCTCTGCGTTGTGCCATGACGGTCTCCTACAGGCGGAACTGAATCTGCGCCGCCGTGACGATGAGCTGATTGATGAGATCCGGCGGCAACAGGAAGTTGAGCCGATTGGGATTGCTGACGTCGCGCTCGACGACGAGATCGCTCTTGAACTGCTCGGCGCCCTCGACGAGGCCAAGGGTCTCCATTTCGCGAAACCACCCCACGGCCTCGGCCTTGCCCAGGAGCGGCGTGATCACGGCCTGGCCCGATCCGAAGCGAGTACCGTCGTTCGCCAGCTTGTGACGCGGATATCGCGACTGCATGCGCACGCGGAAGCTGTAGCGTAGGTACAGCAGCGTGAGCAACGTGGTGGCATCCAGGTACGCGGTGTCATCAGCGCCGGCCGCATTCTCCTGGTACGTGGTGATGATGCGGTCGAGTTGGACCACATCGCCGGCGCCGACACGAGACGTCGCGATGCCATCGAAGAGTTGCAGATTGCGCTCCTCCAGCGTGAACAGGTCACCCTCGGCCGGGGGCAGCGCGTTGCGCATGGCCAAGGTCTGGAACGGCCGCGCCGGATCCGCAGCGCCGAAGCGCGCCACGATCGCAGCCACCTCGGCAGCGAACTCCATCGGCGGCGTGAGCGGCGATGCGCCGGCCTGCGCTACGATCACGGAGTGCGGGCTGTTACGCCCGTCGCCGAGCGTGGTCAGCGTCGAGTGGCTGCCAGCAGCGGACGTGATCGCGAGGCCGTCGATCATGCGCATCGGCCCGAACCTGCTCGACAGCTCTCCCTCGATAGCCGTCAGGCTCGTGGCGTCCGTATACGGATGCGCGATGATCTGGAACCATGAATCACCCATGGCCGCGATCAAATCCGTGAGCGTCGGATTGGTGGCACCACCTGTCGTCTGCACGATGGTGAGCCCGACACCTGCTGGGAGCTCCTCACCATCTCGGTAGCTGTGGCGGACATCGAAGCTGTTACCGACCAAACCCTTGTGCCGGAAGGTGACGTCCACCTCCTCGGTTGTGACGCCATCGACGGCGCCGGTCACGGTCAAATCCGACGTGGACGGAAGCGCGGCAGCGATCGCGGTCGCGATATCATCGGCGCTATCACCAGAGATAACGCCCACGGTCACGCGCTGACCGCCAACGTACAGGGCGATCGTCCCGTCCGCCGTAGCCGGCCCGGTGGCGGTGATCGTTCCGGCGGCCGCCGTTCCCGCCGCGTCATCATCGAGTACGCCGAGCCAGACCTCGGTGAATGTGTTGCTCGCGAACCATGCCACCGCCA